AGAAATGTATTTATCATTTTCTTCATCATAGTAACCATTTTCTGGATTCGGGTCTATGTAAATAGGCCATGGGTCACCACCTAAATTTATCGTACCTGATATTTCACAGGATAACCTATCTTTATGTCTTACTAACTCATCTCTTATTCTATAATTTCTAGCATAAGTATACATTTCAGTTAATTCTAATTCTGTTTCTTTTTCAATTCTAGGTTTTAAATGTGTTAGCATGTTGTCAAACAAAAGGTCTCCATATATACAATATGCACTTCTAACTTGTAGGTCACTAAAAAATCCGTAAGCTTTAGAAAAAGGATTTATCATTTTATTTTCTATAAGAGTAGCACACACATTTTCTTTATTTACCATGTAATCATAATAAATTTTTACTACTTCTTCTGATAATATTTTTCTAACTACTATATACTTCTTATCATATAAACTCATTTCCAATTTTCTCCTAATGTCCACATTACTAATGAATATCTTTTACCTGATGTTATTGGTTCTACTTTATGCCATAAAAAACTAGGAAATATAACAACAGAACCTTGTTGTTTAAATTCTGGAGGTGGACTAATCACGGTGTCTTCGCTACCACTATCTAAACCTCTTAAATTAAATATTAAATTTCCACCTTCATAATCTTCTGGTTTTGATAACTGTACACTCATAGATAACTTTCTTTGCATATTTTTTAAGTTCATTGGATTTTTTATACCATCATTATGCCAATTATAATGACCTCTAGGTTCATATTCTGTAAACTGAACATCTTCTTCAAAAGATAAATCAAACTTCCAAGATTTATTTGCATAATCAACAATAGAAGATAAATCTTTTTTTAACCAGGTATCACCAATAAAAACAGTTTTTGACCTTCTAATTTTTTCTGAATGTTCTTGTTTTTCTTCACTAGACAACATTTTATCACTAGAAGCTGTTCGTCCTTCTTTAGGATTTAAAGATTTGCCATACTCAATAATATCTTCACATTCATGAGCAGGTATTGCTCTAGGTAAATGATAAAAATAAGTATCTAATAACATAATAAAATCACCTGTTAATTATATAAAAGTATTTATAAAGTTTTTATAAGTCAGCTACTAGGGCTAATCTTGCACTTGCATTATTACTTCTTAATTTAAAAGTATTATTTGCTCTTACATTGTTCCCTGGTATACTGACATTATCACCATCAGTATAAAACATAGCACATTTATTTGTTGCATGAGCTACACCATCTATATTATCAAAAGTGTCGCCTGAACTATTATCTCCACCCTCAGCTCTCCAATATGAACCACCTGTTGTAACTTCAGCAGTAGGAGCTGCTCTCATAGTATTTTTAAAATGAGCAGGAACAAATAAATAATCTTCATCATGATAATGTCCGTTACCCATATACTGGTCATTATCATTTACAATCGTTTGATAATATCTTTGACATTGTTTTAATTGAGTTGCTTGGTCGACAAACTGAAATTCTGGTTCATTACCAGATGTAAATTCACCCAATTCAAGTTGCCAACCTGTTGTAAAAAAATTATTGTCTGTGCTACTTGCAATATTTATGGTTTGTCCTACTGCTCTATTAGCATTTGTTTGGTCTGCCCATGTTGTATTTAATGTACCAGATGTATAATCTGAACCTGCACCTAACCAAATTTTAACATCAAAAGAAAGGCCATTATCATATGTAAAATCATCATTAGTAGAAGTATCGCCTGGAAAAGTTACTATTTTCTTTTCCCAAGTATCTGCTGAACTTATCGTAGTTGTTTTTGATACTGTTCTTGAATTATCATGGTCTTTTAATTCAACAACAAATGTTCCTGTTACAGTTGATTTTGCCCAAAAAATTACAGTTAGAGATTCTGCACTACTTGTTCCCTTATTTAATAATGCTAAATCTTGACCCTCAAATCTTTGAAAAAATTGAATATGAGCGTCATTAGTTAATGAAGTATCAGCAGTTGTACAATCTATTTTTATAGCATGTTTAAATCCTTGACCTGAAGGAACATCTGTAACTTGCGACATACTGAACCCTCCTTCATTGACAAGAAAACTCCACCTATCCATTGTTACAGTTTGACCATCAGATAAACCAGTGGACCCTCTTTGATTAATTCTCATGTCTCCATTCATAATTAATGGATACACATGATTTCTGTCTATCTTATTTGTTCTGGAAGCTATTCTAGCTACTTCTCTATTAATAGTCATTTTTAGTCAGCGTCTTCGGTTGTATTTCCGTCAATAGCATCCCATTCTTGCCACTCTTGATAATCTGTATTATCTGTAGCTATTGGAATTAAACTTACCTGTCTAGGTTCACTTTGAGCGTCATCCCATTTTTTAATACAAGTAACTGTTCCATCTAATGCTACTTTTTTATATTTTATTGCCATTTATTTTCTCCTATCATTATTTATAACTCGGCTGATACTAGTAATCTAGCAGTTGAGTTAGTCCAAACATAACCTGTACTTCCTTGATATCCTATAGTTCCTTGACCATTTGCACCTATTGCTATACCATTTTTATGTCCAGACTGTGTATAATTCATATTATCCCAAGGACCACGAGTTGCAGTTTCTGAATTATTTTTAAAACTATCTGTACCACCATTTTGAATTATTGTTGGAGTTGTTCTAAAAACTCCAAAATGATACATACCAAGATTAACATCAGTCGTATTATAAGCGTTTACATAACCAAGAAGTTGGTCAGCTCCATCTACTTGTGATTGACAATATCTATCACATCTTACTTTATCATATGCAACATCATTAAATGAAAAATCTGGAATATTATCAGAATTATATTGTCCTATTTCTATCTGCAATCCTGTCATTTTAATATCATTATCAGTATTATCAAAAAAGTTATTGGGTGTATTACTTGTATGCATATTTGCACTAGTATTTGATTCCCAATCTGTTGCAAGTGTGCCAGATGTAAAATCTGAACCTGCACTTATTGTTGTTCGCCATCTTAAACCTTCTCCAAAATCACTATTAGGACTATTGCCTATGTCAGGCGGAAAAGTTAATACATGTCTTGTCCATGATGTTGATGTTGTAAATTCTTTTCGTATATTTCTTGAATTATCACTATTAATAAATCCTGTTGTAAATTTAAATGCTTTATTTGTTTTCATATAAAATGAAACTGTAATATATTTAGCAGATGTATTATTTGAAGTATCTGACCAATTTAATAAACTTGCAATATCAAATGCTTCTACTCTATAATCTATATTAAAAATACTACCATTTGTTGCTAAACTAGCTTCTGCTGTTGTACAGTCAAGATGTAAACATTTTGTAAAACCTGGCAAGTCTGTTATTGCTGTATTAGCTGCTGTATATCTACCGGCACCAGCGTCAATTGTATGTCTTATTCTATCATGAATAACATAACCCTCATCACTATCACCTAAACCGGTAAGTGTATTATTAGTTTCATAAGAATTATTTCTTAAATCTCCATTAATAACGATAGGATTTGCATTAGGTCTATTTAGACCTTGGTTTACTAATGTTCCTACTACTCTTGATAAATTTCTAGCTGCTGTCATTTTTTATAACTCCGCTCTGAACCATGTATATGCAGCTGTATTATTGGTAGCTACAACAGCTCCCATACCTTGTGTTATTCCACCAGGATAACTAACATACATTGCATATTTTTTTGTTGTACAATATGAATGAATTCCTGTCATTCCACTAAAATTACTACTACCATCCTCATCTCTAGTTTGATAATAGTTTGAGGCATTATTTAAATCTAATGTTGGTACTGCTCTCATTTCAACAGGTGTCTGCACAAAAACATCTAAAGTATTTGCTGAAGCTGCACTACCTTGCCCTAAAAGAGCATACTGTTGGTCGGCACCATCTGCAAAAGCAAAAAAGTATCTTTGACATCTCAGCAATTCATCCGAATGTTTCATATGCCTAAATGTTGGTAATGATGTAGAATCATATTCTCCAATCTCCATTTGTATACCTGTTAATAAAAAATTATTATCAGTACTATCTGCTAAGTTTACTTGTCCTACTGCTCGATTAGCTTCTACTTTACTTCCCCATGCAGTTTGTAATGTGCCACCACTCCAGTCGCTTCCACCACCCATCCACCAAAACATCTGCCAGCTTGAACCATTGTCATTACCCAATGCACCTGTTGTGTCAGCGTCAATAACAATTACTTTCTTTTCCCAAGTATTTGCTGATGAAATTGTATATGCTTTTGATATACTTCTAGTGTTATCATTATCTACTACATTAAAAATATGTGTTCCTGTTTTTCCAGACTTAACCCAAAATGCAACAGTAACTTTTTCAGCATCCGAAGTTCCTTTTTTTAAACATTGAAGTTGTTGTCCTTCAAAAAACTGAGCAACATACATTATGTCGCCTGCAGCTAATGAACCATCAGCTGTAGTACAATCTAACTTTATTGACTTTTTAAATCCTTGACCTGAAGGAACATCTGTGTCTTGTGAAATTGACCATGTTCCTATGTTAGACATTCCAATTTTATATCTATCCGGTCCCCACCATCCAGTGCCTGTTATACCAGTATAACTTCTTTGTTTTTGATGAACCATCATTGCACCATTCATAAATAACGGTACAGTTGTTTTAGATTCTACCGCCTGTGCTGTTGGCGCTGATACTAATAAGTCTGCTGTGTCTCTTGCTCTAGTCATGATACTATTTATTCATCCGTGTCTGTTTCTGGGTTATATTTCTTAGAATCTTCAAAGAAATCTATGTTTGTTGTAAACCCAAAATCATCATCAGCGTCTGCACTTGTAGGATTAGGGGTTGTAGTAACTCTTTCTGTTCTTGCCTTATTTGTAGTGTCTGTATCATCATACAAATCAATCTTAACTTCTTTAATAGTTTTACTTGTATTATCAGGACCAAATAGATAAGTCTTAGCAGTAAAATTCAATGTATAGATAACTGCTCTTCTTGTTGTGTAACTGCCATCATAAGTATCTGAATATTGTATACTATTTAAAACAATGGGTACATCTCTTTTAATATTTAATTCTGGTACTGCATTTACTGTTACTGTATAGTCTGGTTGAAAGAACGGTATTATTTGTTCTACTATTTGAAGACCAGCTTCAGCACTTGCTGTAAATGAATATAAAGAAAAATTTAAATTATACGGAACAGGTGTATAATTAAAATTCATCACTTTACCATCTACACTAGATTTAACAGTCTTATACTTTTGTACTCTTGTAAGTTTTCTTTCACCATCATACGATAGACCTGTTATCTCAAAAGATAACTTAGGTAAAGTAACTGCAAATTGTCTATCAGATAAATTTGGTTGTTGTTCTAATCTTGTTAAAAACTTTTCTTTAGGTGCATATGCTAATGGTACTTTAATAGATTGTACTACTTGACCACTAGAATTTCTTCTTTTGATTTGAATGTTATTAAAGATTTGACCAAATGCAATAGTCATTCTTCTCATTGTTTGATTGTAAAAATAACCTCCGAACATTAGAAGTCTACCTCACCAAATGGATTGCGTTCTGTAAAGTCTAGTATATCATCACCCACACTTGCTGTATCAAAACCTGCCTCACTATCTAAATCAATATTATTTGCATAAGGTGATTGTGTTTGTAATGCATAAGTTTCCATTAAGAAGTAATTGGCGTCACCACTTGCTCTGTCATTTTCAAGTAATAGAGAACCTTCTTCTGCCTCTAAAGTCATTTGATGTGCCAACATATCAAGTGAGAATTTATCTTCTGCACTATCAATATCTGCAATGCCAGTATCAAGTCTTTCAGATGAATACTCGAATCTAGTTACTCTTAGTTTGTAAACAGGTAAGTTGCCTAATTGAAAGAATGGTTCTTGGTCTTCAATAAATTGAATCTCAAAGAAACTATTCATCAAAGGCATATAAATGATATCGCCTTCATTAGGTCTATCAGAAACTATTTGTGTAGCAGGGTCTCCGACAATATCTTCCCACCTTCTTTTAGATACAGTAAATGTTGTATCTTCTCTTATTTCTAATCCGAATTTAGATATTAATTCTTGTTCGCCAGCAAATCCTTCAGTAGAATCCATATACATTTCACAAAGATAAGCTGCATTAAATTTACTTGCAACATCTTCGCCAAGTATAAGGTCTTTGTTTACTAATGTTCTTGGTAGATAATAGACATCATGTCCATAGATTTTTAAACCTTCAATAATTAAGTTTTCAAAAAGTTTTTTTTCTTCTGATGAACCTATGCCATTTCCACCCTGAAAGTAATGATTTGTTGGCATGTTGTTATCCTAATATTAAGTGAGGTGGTTCCTCATAATTACTTCTGACTTCTTGTTCTAGTTTTAATATTTCTGATTCTGCTTGTTGCATAATTTCAACACCATTAAGTGATACACCACCAATCATAGTAACACCAGCAAATTTAGATAAGTTTTGACCCCATTGTAATTTAAATTTTTGAGTAACATATCGTTTTACCCATATGTCATTAAAAACATCTGTGTATGTAGCAGGGTCTAATTTTCTATAACAGTCAATAATTAAATACTCATCAACATCTAAATCGTTTGTCCAATCCATATCAATATATAATCTATTGTCTAGTTGATTATATCTAATAGGTTTTTCACCTACTAATATATGGTCTAAGAAATCTAAGTGTCTTAATACAACATCATAATTAACTACTGATGTTGAAGAAAAATCATATAAGTCATTTAATCTTAATTGATATCTAACATCAAATAAATTTAAGTTACCTTTATCTGAAAAAGGAAATATGTTTGTAACAGCAATTACTGTATCAGGTATAACAAGATAGTTGTCTTGTTCAAAGTGTGTAGTTGATACACTACCTTCTTCTAAATCAGTAGCAGATTCAGTACTTCTAGTTTTATTTTGTAATCTTGCCTTATCATCTGATGTAAGTTTATATTTTAGGTAAGTTCTACGAATACCATCTGTGTGATATTGTGC